GATAGCCCTTCTCGCTTAGGAAATCATTCCTCACGCTGTCGATCGCGCTCTGCACATTGCCCTCCGTTATCTCGAAGCGGGTTTTCACGTCCTCGCCGGTTTCCAGTACGAATGTACCCTTCAGAAAGGCATTGTCCGCATAAAGTCCGTTGCCCTTCGGCTGGCGGTCTGCCGGGAACTTGTCATCCTTGATGCCGTCCAGGTTGCCGAGCCGTGCGCGTAGGCAGTTGTCGAATGTCTTGCCACTCACACCATCCATCACGTCCACCCTCGGCTGTCCGTCCTCCGTAGCGGATATGAGCACCAAGTTCTGGCGGTCGGTGTTCATCGTGTTGCCCATCAGCACACACTCGTCGCCCTCCTTGGGTTCCACACCGTCAAACTCCTCTTTCGCCACCACGATGCCGTCCGCCATCACGTCCGCTACTTCCACCCAATAGCTCCGCATGTCCTTGCCCGTGAACGTCTGGCAGCGCACCAGGTCGTGCTGCACGAACATGTTGTCCTGCTCAAAGCTGATGAGATAGTGGTCGCTTTGCTCCTCCACCGCCTTTATCTTGCCGTTGGCTGCGCTCACGCATATCTGGCCGCCCACGCTCCGCACCTTCTCGATGAGCAGTTCCATCACCGCCATCGTCTGCCTCACCGTCAGCTTGTCTATCGTCAGGTAGGTGCGCCCATCCTCGCCTTTCCACAGCTGGAACCCTGCGCCCAGCAGTCCGTCCACAAACTGACCTGCACTCCGTATACTGTCCGACGTTACGCTCTCAAAGACCACGCCGTCCTTTTTCCTCACAGGCTGGTCCAGCCAGTCGTCAAACTGGCGGTAGTCCCATTGGTCGGCATTGTCCGCTTCCTTCGCGTGGTCTGCCTCCAGAGCGTGCTTCGCCTCATCTGCGTCCGTGGCGTGGTCGGCCTCTTTCGCATGGTCAGCTTCCAGCGTGTGGTCGCTCTCCTTGGCATGGGTGGCTTCCCTCGCCAGTTCAGCGATGTCCGCCTTGGCTGCGTGCGCCGCCTCCTTCACCGCCATGCCGCCGTAGGCTGTGCCCCCGGTTCGCAGTGCCGAGGTGCTGCCCTCGTTCTTCGGCTTCTTTATTACCTTGATGTCTATCATTGCTCTATCTCCTTTAGTGTCATTTCAGCATATCCCTCCTCCAGGTTGCGGCTGATGCCCTGCACGAAGAAGGTCTTGCCCATCATCGGGTGGCGGTAGTGGGCGAACAGGCTCACAATGCCGCCGTCCGTGTCCGTCAGTTTCTGCGTCATCACCACCCTCGGCGCGTGCCACTCCTTGTAGTAGCTGTCCACATACAGCTGCTCCGGCTTCGCGCTCTCCTCCCGGTTGTGGTCGTATATCGTCAGCAGTCCCTCGCCCGTCAGCGTGTTCACCGGGGTGCTCATCTTCACGCTGTCCGTCACGTCCAGTGCCTGACACTCCGCAGCCGTCAGCGCTGAGTTTATCTTCATTTCGATGTCATCTTTCACGTTCACGAAGCTCTCCTTCGTGTCGCTCATGTACACCAGGTCGTTGTCGCCCGTGTTGTTCACCAGTCCGTTGTCGCTGTATATCTTCACCTCGAACTGCTCCACCATGATGCTGCTCACGTGCGCCAGCAGCGGTATCGTCGTGCTGTTCCATTTCGTGTGCCTGAACCACGTCTTGTGCCGCCTGGTCACCACGTCCCACACGGCGTTCACTGGGCCGAGTATCATAAACCGCACCCGTCCGCTCACCTTGTCGCTTTTCTTTATGGGGATGGCGATGCCTTCAGCGTCGATGCCCAGCTCGTAGCTCACGTTGTTCTGCAGGTCAAACTTTGTCCCCACTATCTTGTCGCCGATCTTCGGGTCAAATCCTATCGTGAAGCACTGCTGGTAGTATTCGTCCTCGTCGGCACATTCCTCCAAGGTCTTGTACTTCCGCCACTCGAAGTCCGAAACCTGTCCCTCCGTGCCCTTTTCCACCACGCACTTGTCGCCGATTATCAGCATGCAAGCCAAAACACCCACCTTCGATATGTGGTCGCTGCCGTCACCGATGGCGCTGTACTTGAACTCGTACAACTGCGGACCGCTGTCCGTGAACGGCACAAAACCGTGCTCCGTCTCCACATCCCATGTCGCTGCCTCGTTGGGTGTCGTCACTTTCCACCACTGCTGCGTGTAGTATCGTCCGTCACCGTTGTTGCGGCTCGGCACGGTCATGTGCCACCATTTCCGTATGCCAATAAAAAATGGCATGCCGTCAGGAAATCCGGCACGGTCGTAGTTGTATATTGCCTTGTAGGTGTCCGTCAGTGCCATCACCGGGTTCAGCACTAATTTTCCGCTCAGCACGATGTAGTTGGTCGTACCCTCGTCTGTCGGAGAGAACACACCGCCCGTCATGCTGCCGTTATACACGGCTCTCGGCACTCCAGCCTTCAGTGAGTCGGCATTCGGGTAGGTCGTGGCCTCCTTGTCGTCGCCGTTGCCGTTCACGCTCACCACCAGGTAGTTCGTCATCTCCACCTTCGGTGTCGGCGAGTTGTCCTTGCCGTCCGTTTTCTTCTCCACCTTGCCCAGAGCGATGATGGCAGCTCCCGGCTGCTTCGCCAGCAGGTTCGGCAGGGCTTGCTGGTTCTTTCCCTCGCTGCACAGTTCCTCCATCACGTTGCCGCTCCCCATGTTCGGGAACAGCCATTCGCTGTTGTTCTTCACCTGCACATACCAGTCCGTAACGCATCCGCCGCTGTATGTCGTTTCCTGTCCGTGGGTCATTGCGTCAAAGGCATCTATCGCCGTCGAGCCCTCGCCGTCGCTGCTGTATTCCGTCATGTATTTCTGGTAGTTCTTGTACGGGCTTTTCAGCAGATCGTCGTCCAGCGGACTCTCTATCACGCTCTCCATGCTCTCCACCTTCGCCGTCAGCAGCAGCCTGTTGTACACCTCGCCCACGCTGATGGTCGTGTCCGTGTCCGTCACGATGCCCGTCCGTATGTCCGTCGTCTGCCGTGCCGTCGTCACGCTCGCCCCAGTCAGCAGGTCGCGCCAGTAGATGCGCTCCCCGCCCTTTACGCTCTCCCACGAGTATATATAAAAGGTAAAGCCGTCCTGCACGATGTGCAGGTTCAGGTACTTCAGCATCTCCTCCAGCACCTCGTCTTGCTGCCACACGTCATCCTCCTCGTCGCCAAGAAACAGCAACTCGTTGATGGTCAGCTGCCCGAATATGGCGTAGCGGTTGCCCGTCAGGTCATCCACCGCCTTGCTCCCGTCATACAGGTAGCGCACGGCGTTTCCGCCCACGATGTCAAGACCTGCCGTCACACCACCCATTATCTCCTTCAGCATCTCTAAGAACGTGCGCTGCTCCGCCTCCGCCTTCACCACATTGTAGAGCACGCCCAGCGCACCCACGTCGCGGTACTTCGAGTATTGCAGGGCTATCAGCGCATCGATGCAGCTCAGTTCTATCTCGTCATATTCCTCGTTATAGCCTTGTGAGTACGACTGCGGTTCTATGTACCCGGCAAAGAGGCATTTGCCCTCGCGGTAGATATTCACCACTGCGTCAAGGCATGAGGCGCAGAAGAAGTCGGGCACGAAGTTCCTTGTCAGCAGCCGCACTTTTGCTTGCTGGCAGAGCAGATGGTCGAAAGTGTCATTCACCTCGCTCGTCAGTTCCACGGGATCACCCGTGAACGACAGCTCGCCGCCCTTCTCGCCGATGACAACTTCCTTTGTGCGGTCGCCCTTTGTCAGGATATGCACCTCGATGCGCTCGTCCTTCTGGTTGTAAAAGTGTCCGTGTAGATACATGCTCCTTATATTTTGATGTTCGTTCCCTTTCTGTTTATCCTCGTCTCGTTGGCAAGCACTGCCACAAGGTCGCGTCCTTTTACCTTCAGTTCGTACACGCCGCCACCTCCGCCGCCGTTATTGCCGATGAGCGACTTCAGTTTGTTCAGCGGTGCTATCACCTCAGGGTTGCTCTTCGCCCCGGCATACTCGCCCATCAGTGCCAAGGTCGGTCCATATACGATACCGCCGTTGGCGAATGGGGTAACAGCCACCGATGCCACAAGCCCCTGCATCATAGCGATAAATCCGGCTGCGATGCCTGCGCCTGCGAATGGTATGTAAGCGTGTGCCGCCATAAACTCCGAGGCTGCCAACTCACGGTATGCCATCGCCTCTGCCTTCACTGCCGCCATCGTCGCCACGGATGCTGCCACCTCTTCAGGGGCAGCCGCTACCTTTGCCGTAGCTGCGGTGGTGGCTGCTACTCCACTTGCCGCCACTACGGTATTGGAGGTGCCAGTCACAGCGGTCAAGGCCTGAATAATTGAAATGATGCCGTTGATGCCCTCATATATCTGAATGGCAGCATCGACGACGCCAGTAATCGTGGACCATGCGTCACGGTTGCCTTGCAGCGCATCGGTGAGCGAGGAGACACCATTGCCCACACCCTTGACCGTGCTCCACGACTTACCTAACGTGACATTGCTTTTGCGGATGCGCTTCTCGTAATCCTCGTAACTGCCGATGAGCTTCTGTATGGAGGCTCGCTGCGACTCGTCCATAGGACTTTTCGTGTCAGCCAACATATCCTGGAGTTCCTTGATGCGTTTCTTCACACCATCAAGCCCAATGGTTTTCAGTTCGAGGGTCAGCGTCTTGCCCTCCATACTGTCGAGCTTCGCCACTTCTTCCTCCATTTCGGGAATGCGCGTGAGTTGCTTCATGGCATCGCGTTTCTTCTCCAGTTCCAACACCGTGCGCTGTATGTCGTCAATCTCCGATGCGCTGGCGTTCTTCTGCTTGGTCTGGTAGTAGCTGATGGCATCATCCAGCGAACGGATGGTGTTCAGTCGGGAGATGTCCTCCGGCTTCTTCAGTTCATCAAGAGTATCGTCCCATTTCTTCTTCAGGTCGTTAAGGGCATTTATCTGCTTCTGTATCTCGATGCGCTCTGTCTCTGTAGCGGTTTTCAACAAGTCTGTATAATACTGCAGCTCTTTTTCAAGCTGGCGGTATGTCTGTATCTTGTCTAAACCGACATCAACATGCGAACTGCGTTCAAACGCCGTTTTAAGGTCATTCAAACGCTGTATTTCAGCATCGATTACTGCAAGTTCCTCGGCAGAGGCTTTCTCCCTCAATCCCTGTTGATAAGTGATTTCTGCATCGATGTCCTTCAGGGTTTTCAGTTCGGTGGGACGGCTTGCCGCATCCTGCAACTGCGTTATCGCATCCTGCTGCTTTTGCAAGGCTGCGATTTTCTTTGCATAAAGCGCAATGGTCTTGGTGTCCGTTCCGTTGGCAGTTTCCAGTTTGTTCTGGTAGTACTGGATGTTGTTGCCAAGTTCCTTGTAACTCGTGGCATTGGCGATAAGCTTCTTTCCGCTGTATTTGTCCTGGTTCCCCGATTTACCACTGCCGTTTCCGCTGTCTGTCGAGGGGGCGTTCTGTTTCTTATTGTTCTTCAAGGCGGTCTGGGCGTTCGCAGTCTTTGCCTTGGTGTTCGCTTGCGTGGCCTTTGTGTTTTTCTCCAAATCTGCCGTCTGCCTTGCTGTGGTCTCGTCCTTTATGCCGAAGAACTTCTTCACCCATTCCCATGCCTTCTTTATCACGGCACTCGCTTTTTCGAATGCCCTGACAAGAAAGTCCCATACGGCTGATGCAATTTTCTTCACCGCTGCCCATACAGCATCACAGATATTGCGAAAGGTCTCACAGTTATTGTACGCCGCTATCAATGCACCCACAAGTGCCGCTATAGCCATCACGACAATACCGATGGGGTTGGCACTGAGCACAAAGTTCAGGGCTATCTGTGCCACCTTCCAAATGTTGGATGCGACAGCCACTACCTTTGCTGCAGCTGCTTGCGCAAGCGTAGCCACCTTCACAGCTTTCAGTCCTGCCACCACAGTTTTGATGCCACCGCTGAGCTGCACCATACTCATGAGGGCGATGCCGCTATTAGCTATCCATTCCACATAAGGAGCGGATGTACTGGCTATTGAGCCTGCCCAATCCATCATGGCGTGCATTTGGTTAGCGAGCGTCTGACGTAGGCTCTCTCCAGTCGATGCCATATTGTCGAAGGCTGCGTCTATCTCTCCTGCGGAGTTTGCCATCGCTCCAATGTTCTGCGAAAACTTTTCCTTTTGTTCGCCAGTCAGCGAACCGAGTAGTCGCATTGCGTCTGCACTGCCGAACAACTGTCCGTAAATGGTTTGACTCAACTGTCCGGTCTTTGCCGAATACTCCTGTATGCTTGCATCCAAACCGAGCAGGAAGTTCTCTAAACCACCAGCAGCCTGAATACTGGCTGCATTAAAACCGATGCCCATCTCGTTGGCCGCTTTCGTAGCTTCCGCAGATGGCTTGATGAGTGAGTTGAGCACGGCAGCCAACTGAGTGGATACTTCCGCCGTGTCACCAGTCACACCCGTTGTAGTGGCGAACACTGCCATCAGTTCGTCCATGGAGACACCAAGCTGAGATGCACTACCACTCACACGGGGCAATGCCTGCGCCAACTGCTCAAAGCTGGTCACACCGTTCTTGGCCGTCATCTGTATCTTGTCTTGGATGTTTCCTGCTTGATTCCATTCCAGACCATAGTTCTTGATGAGCGTGGAAGTAACGGTCACCGTCTCTCCCAAGTCCGCAATACCACCAACCGCACTACGGCTTGATTTGTTGAGGAACTCTATCCAGTTATCCTCGGGCACGCCATTGGATATAACCTGGTATAAGCCGTTGGCAAGTTCCTCACGCGCAAGCGGTATGTTCTTGCTCAGTTCCGTTATCTGACCAGTCAGTGCTTCAAACTCGTCCCCACTCTTTCCTGCCATGGTGTTGGCACTGCGCATGGCGGTCTCAAAACTGTCGAAAGGCTCGGCAAGTCCGCCCACCATGTCGCTGAGGTCGCGGATCGAGCGGACGGCTGTATCGAACACGAGGCTCTTGTCTGCCATCTCGCGCAGTCTGTTGCCAGTGGCCACAGCGGTATTCCCCACCTCGGAGAGTATGTCGTCAAGACCGTCGGCTTCCACTGTCAGACGTTTCAGAACACCGCCGTCCTCGCTCTTGATGTTTATTCTAAATTCTACTGCTTTTGCCATTGTCTTTTCTTATTTCAGTCCGTAACGTTTCTTGGCTGCCTCAAAGCGTGCATTGAACTCGTCCTTGCTCACCTCCTCACGCTTTTCTTCCTGCTTTTCATCCCAAGGGAACGGTAGAACATCATGCGCTTGAAGATTGCTTTTTGCATAGGGTTGGATGGCAAAGAGCGCCAACACTCTTGTGCGTTCCCACTCGTTGCGCTCCGCATCGCGCTTGGCTTCCGCCCATCGCTCCCATGCCTTGTAAAACTCAAAAGGGGTACATCGTTCAAAGTCTTCTCTGCTCATCCCGATGCACCCCAATGCCATACCCAACAGTTCCTCGACGCTTACTTCTTTTCCGCCTGGTTGGTCGTTTTTTTTTCTTCACCGCTCATATCCTCGTAGAAGGAGTTCGCTGCGTCGGGCTCCATAAGGTCAGCAAAGCTCTGGAAGTCGTAGTCAAACTCCACCTTGTCAGCATTGCACGCACTTTTCACGCAGCAGTAAACAAACAGTACCAGCTCGGAGATATTGGTTTTCTCCAGCTTACTCACGTCCTTACCGCTCTCATTCTTGAAGCGCACCATTGCGCCCATGGTCACACGGCAAGGGAACTCCTTGTCGCCAACCTTGATTTTTGTCTTTTTCATACGCTATGTTGTTGTTCAGTCTGCTGAGTGGTGTCTGTGATACCCGTACCCACTTTATCCACCTTGCCGCAGTTCTGAAGCGTGATTGAATACTTGGCATCGTCACCAGCCTGTGCGTCAAGGTCAAGAGAGGTAATCAGATACTTGCCTTTATATCCGCCAGTGGCTTTACCTGTGCGTTTGTCTCCTTCACGCAGATTGTACGCTGCCTCCACTGGCTCACCCTTAAGCATTGCGTCCTTCAACTGGTCATACGAAGGCACCTCATCCGTGCCGTCAGTAAGTACAACACCATCGGCGGTAATCTGTTCGGAGAAACTCTTGATGTAAGACTCCTTCCACTTGCCACCAGATGCCTCTTTAGTCACACGCTCACCGGTCTCCGCTGATGTGGACACCTTACAACCGGTGGAAAAGCCGAGGGCATTGGTACCCATGGAAAGGATAAGGTCAGTTCCGTCTAAAACACTTTTTGCCATATCTTTCTTGTTATGATTGTTAATACTGTGCCGGTCGCCACTCCGACAATAAAGGCAATGAGAAGCATCTTCCACGGATTTGAACTGCGTTCTTTTTCCGTTCTGGCTTCATTCTTCTGCTGATCCAATGCTTTCTTGTAGCTCGCCATCTGGCGCTCGTAGTATTCGCACTGGCGTTGCAGGCTGTCGCAGGTGGCATACACCACAATGGTGCCACCTTTGTTCTGCACGGTTGCGCTGGCTCGTCCGTTCTTGGCTCGGTACTCTGCCTTTTCGGGCAGGTTAGTCAGTTCCACCAGAGGTATTTCCAGCTTGGCTTCCTCCTGTGGTACTGTCTCCGTCCATGTGTGACGCACCTCGCTCTGGAGGGTGTCCGCGGATACTTGTTTCACGCTTTCCTCCGTTGCCACGCTCGCTTTTCGGCTTGTCGCGCAGCCCGACAAGAACAGGGCAATCATCATGATGCTTGCAACTGTTCGCAGTGTCGATAGCCTTCCGAAGACGCGCCATCTCGCGTTTCGAGGCTTCGAGGTATCTTCTTGTCTCATAGAGTTCTTCCTTCAATGGTTTCACGATGTTCTCTACCAAGATACGGGTGGCATGCTCGGCGTTGTCCATACGCACCGTCTCGGCATCGGCTTCTGCCTTCATCGATTCCGCTTTCGCTTTCCTTATGGTAGCCCGCAGCGTGCATATTGCAACAATGGTAGCCACCAGACCTCCGCCAAGGAGGACGTTCAGGACTTCGCTGATATTCATGCCATCCATATTTTTACTGTTGGTATATTCCTATTGACTTGAGCCACTTGGCAACATCGAAGGCTGGGCAGGTTTTATTCACGCCCGGAAGGTCGCAATGACCTACAATCTTGATCTGAGGAAAACGCTGATGGAAATTCCGCACATAGTCGGTCATCGCCTTCAGCTGCGCAGGGGTGCGCGTGTCCTTGGGATGCTTCATATCCTTGGTGCAGCCACCGGCATACACCACATGACGGCTCACACTGTTGTAGCCCTTGGCACCATTGGTCACTTCCCACGGATCGACCTCCGCATCTTCGTTGTTATCAACAAGGCGTTCCACCTTGCCATCCAAGTGTATCAGGTCGGTATAGCCTACCTGCTTCCAGCCACGACCACCCTTGCTTACTGGGTCAGTGTGCCAGTGGCGTATCTCCTTAGAGGTTACCTCACGGCCTTCCGGCGTGGCTGTGCAGTGCAGGACCAAATACTTCATTCTCGCCATGGTTACGCTTCAGCTTTGTATCCGCTGGTCATCACGACACCTGCGTCTGCCTTCTTGGGCATACAGATGAAACGGTGGCGGAAGTTAATCTTGTTGCGCTGATATTCGGGGTCGTTCTCGGCTGCGCTCCAATACATCTTGGTGGAGCCGGTGGCCTTGAACACGCGGTTTGTATAGAATGCAAACGAGCATTGGAACTCGCCCGTCTCTGCTGCTTTGCCCAAATCCTTCTTCACACCGGCCTGCGTATAAAGCGGATTGCTGGCGTATTCGTAGATGTCGAAACCGTACAAGCGTCCGACTGTTCCATCATTGCGGTTGATGTTGTACTGTTCACGGAAGGTCTGCTCAATCTCCAGAAGGTCGTTGATATGGTCTGAGCAAAGCACGAGTCGGCGACCTGCTGCAGGAACTTTCAAAGCGTCCATCTGCCGCTTCATGTTGAGTAAGTCGGTCTTCGTCATCTTCAAGCGTCCGGTTGCCGCGTCACGCTCTCCTGTAGTTTTCAGCACCGGGGTCTTCGCCGCATTCTGTTTCGCGCAAAGCGCATGAGCCGCCTTGGCAAACTTGGCATCATTGATGGCATTGCCATGGGATTCCTTCACTCTTGACATCTTGTCGTAACTGATGGCATAGAGTTCATCGTCGGTAATCGGAGTCACCTTTGTCTGGAACTTGTCAAGCTGGATACTGATGTCCTTGTCGTCCAATGCCTGCAAGGGAATCGGATAGGTAGTATTGTTGACAAGCACTTCGGGGTCAACACCGACCTCAACCAAGTGGATAACATCGTTATCGACAATGCTTGAAGCATCTGGAATGCCGTCAAGCCAGGTGGCTTCCAAACCACGGCGGAGGTATTTCACCAACTCGCCTGTCCATATCTCCTTGTACACTCCGGCACGCAATGCGCCGGGGGCGACCTCACCGCCCACCATCGTGGCGATGCAATTCATGCCCAAGGCTCCCGCCACAGGCGAAAAGCCAAGGACTGCAGCGAAAATGCTGCCGGTGATGCAGTTGAAAAGCACTGCCATTGTCAGTGCAAGCAATCTGTTCCTTTTCATTTTTCTTGTATTATTGGTTTGTACTTAAAGTTCACACTCCATGCCGTACTCCTCCTTGTAGAGTCGCTTATACTCCTCGGGCTGCTCTTTGCGGAGTGTCAGGAGTTCTGCAGACGGCACATCGCTCAGTTTCTTGTATGTGGCAGGCTGCTGGGTTGAAGCTCCACCCTGGTGGCCGATAACGGCACTGAGCTTCATCTGTGGCGACATGGCAGAGATGATGCGCTCCAACTTCTCCTGGCCAATTTCCTTGCCGAGGTTGATGAACTCGTCTTTCTTGTCTGTGGCGATACGCTTCTCGCCGACTGCTTTCTCCACGACGGCAGTGATACTGGCAAGCGTAAGGGTCTCCTTCTCCTTCTGGAGTCTCTCGTTCTCTTGCTTAGCGGCATTCAGCTCGCTGAGCTTGGCGGTGATCTCCGCATCAGTCGCCGTTTCCGGCAAGCCCAACTGCAGGGCATACTGTTTCTGTTCCATTTGTTTTTGATTATTATTGTTCAACATTGGCAAGGGACACTCGCTGTCCTTGCCGAGAGTAATCTTCTTGCCGTCCTTCTGCAGCACGATGGCATCATCATTGGCTCCAATGTCCACCAAGCTAACCTCAAACAGTTTGCTCTTGGTGACGGTAGGACTGGTCTGACCCTGCACAAGCAGTTCGGGGTCCTCACTTGTCTCCAGAATGTCAAGCCCTGCGCTCACCATCTTCAGACTGCCGAACTCATACTGCTTCTTACAGCGTGTGGATAGTTCGGATGCTTCGTCAAACATCAATTCGCCGGTCACTTCACCATCCTCCACCTTCAGGTCTTTCACATAGCCTATCACATTACCACGCTCGTGCATATACAGCAGGACGGGGTTGCGCTGATACTGCTCCACGTTCATGCCAGCTGTCAGCACTCTTGTGCCGTAGCTGTTCAGGCTATCGTTGGTTATTCTTACGCGTTTTCCTTTACTCATATCATTGTCGTTTTCTGGGCTGCATTGCCCGATTCGCAGTGCAATATTACGAGGTAATTGTCTGTCCGCCAAAAAAGTGTGCAATGGTTGCACACTTCTATGAAACCATTGCACACTTTTTTGGAGAGCCACCGAAATCGTGGCACTTTTGCAGAAGGAATCGGGGCGTGGTATGCCCTGATGTGAACAAAAACCTTATCAACATGACAAAGGCAGATATTGAAAAAAAGAAATCGCTGGCACGCACGCTCTATCTTTCGGGCATGGAGCAGCAGGAGATTGCGGAGAAGGTGGACGTGTCGCGCGTCACCATATCCAAATGGTGCTCAGCCGAGGGGTGGAAAGAGGCTCGTGCCGCCAAGAACATCACACGCCCTGAACTGGTGAACAAACTGTTGCTCACCATCGACACACTCATTACACAAGTGAATGGTTCTGACGACCCTGCACTCATTGCAGGACTTGGCGACAAGCTGGCTAAACTCTCGTCGGTCATTGAGAAACTCGACAAGAAGGCTAATGTGGTGGATGCCATCGAGGTGTTCATGGCGTTCTCCAAGTGGCTGGAGTACCGCTCGCAGACAGACCCAGAGGTGACTCCCGAACTGATGCGTGTAATCAACAAGTTCCAGGACATGTACATCACAGAACAGATGGGCATAAAATAGTGGAGGCAGCCTATGGCAACAGCTGCGGAAAAGAAAAAGGCATACGAGGAGTGGAAAGAGCGATGCCGGCAAGTGCAAGCCATTACGGACACGTCACTCCTGAAAAGCGAAACGCCAGTAGAAAGGGACATGCGTATCAAACGCTTGCTCAACAACTACGCAGCGTTCTGCGAGTATTACTTTCCACACTTCCTGCAATTGCGTGACAAGACGACCGGTGAGGTCATACGCACCATTCACAACGCTCCGTTCCACAACGAAGCTGCACGCAAGGTCCGAAACACGCCCGACTTGAAGGCTGTATTCATGTGGCCACGCGGTCACGCCAAATCGACCCACCTTGATGTATTCACGCCGCTCTGGTTGATGTTCCAACCGAAGCGGCTTATCAACTTTATGGTGGTTGTCGGAAAGTCGGAGGACAATGCCGACCGACTGCTTGGAGATATTCAAGCGGAACTGGAATACAACCAGCGTCTCATTGCCGACTTCGGACAGCAGAAGAACGACGGCGGATGGCAGGAGGGCGAGTTCAAGACAAAGAGCGGTGTGAAGTTCCTTGCCTGCGGTCGTGGACAGTCGCCTCGTGGTCTGCGTGACCGTGAATCTCGTCCTGACTACATCGTCATTGATGACCTTGACGACGATCAGCTTTGCAAGAACGACAAACTCGTACACGACCTCACCGACTGGGTGAAGGAGGCTCTCTTTGGTGCGCTTGATGTGGGCCGTGGACGCTTCATTATGGTGGGCAACCTCATCAGCAAGAACTCTGTGCTCTACAATCTCTCACGCACAAAGGGAGTGTTCCTTTCTAAAATCGTAGCGGTTGATCGTAACGGAGAACCGGTATGGAAAGAGAAATGGACCAAAGAGGAGGCGCAGGCTTACCGCGACTTCGTGGGCTATCGTGCCTGGGAGAAGGAGATGATGCACAACCCTATCGTGGACGGCACCATCTTCCGTGCGGAGTGGATTCGCTACAAGCGTCTGCCCAAACTCGAAAAGTACGACATGCTGGTGTGTTACACCGACCCGTCATTCAAATCGACAACTTCCAACGACTACAAAGCGTGCCGCCTGTGGGGAAAGATTGGCTCGGAACTGCATCTCATCGATGCTTTCGTGCGCCAGGCTACGATCAGCGAGATGGTGCGGTGGCTTTACGACCTCTACGAGCGTACACGCGACACGGTGGCCGTGCAGTTCTTCATGGAGGCTAACTTCATGCAGGACGTGATCCTGGACGAGTTCGCCGTGGAGGGCAACCTGCGTGGCTACCAACTGCCCATCATGCCCGACAAGCGAAAGAAGCCAGACAAAATCCAGCGTATCGAGGCTGTTAGTCCTCTTTGGGATCGTGGCTTTGTCTGGTACAACGAGCGCAAGAAGGAAGACCCCGACATGCAGGTGGGCATCGAACAGACATTGGCGTTGGAACGTGGCAGCCGTGTGCATGACGATGCGCCTGACGCTGATGAAGGCGCAATATGGATACTCCAGCGCAATACAAGACAGGAAAGTTTCAAACCGGTGTTCGGCAAAAGACCGACCGCCAAAAACATTTGGTAACAATGATACAAGTAATAAAGGACATTATCTGGGGATGGCAGTGCAAGCGTGCCATCAAGAAAGCCAACAAGCTCTCAAAGCTGCTTGGCATGAAGTATTATGTGATTTACATGAACGGTTCGCTGAAGGTCGTGCCGAAACGCACCATCCGCGAACTGGTTGCCAAGCACCGCTTCCGTAAGGGTGTAAAGGTTGCCGACATCGAGCGTCGTGCCATTTATGTGACGCATTAGAAAGGAGGCTTACTATGTTTATCACGGAAGAGGACTACAGAGTGGTTATAGGCGAAAATGCGCTGAAGGTCGTGTCGCAGGCATCGCTGGAGATACGCGACAATGCGGAACTGGAGGCTTGCGAGGAAATTGCCGGCTACCTCAGACCAAAATACGACACGGAAGCGGTGTTCTCGGCTGAAGGCGAAAACCGCAACCGTTTGGTAGTAATGTATGCCGCCGACATTGCGCTCTATCACATGATTGCCGCTATGCCCCAAAAGATGGGCAGCGAAATACGCAAGGAGCGCTACGAGCGTGCCATAAAGTGGCTGGAAGGCGTGCAAGCCGGAAAGATCATCCCCGACCTGCCGCTCAACACCGACGAGGACGGCACACCGACTGGCGACCTGCTCATATTCGGTTCACAGAAACAATTACGACATAACTGGTAACGCTATGGATATAAAGAACTTTTTCAGCGGTATGTTCGGAGGTGGCAGTCAAAATATACTGCACACGCCAAACGGGGACTTCAACCTTGCGAAGTCGTCTGACCGCAAGCGCATAAAGAAGATGGTCATCGAACTGCAACGCACCACCGATGCGCTTACACGCAGGGACATTGCCGACTGGCGCAACGCCTGGCAGATGGCTATAAATGTGGACAGCCCGAACCGCCAACGTCTCTACGACATATACCGCGATGTGGATATTGACCTTCACCTATCGGGCTGTGTTCGCCAGCGTGTAGGATTCGTCATGGCGAAGTCCTTCAAACTGGTCGATACAAAAGGTAATGAGAACGAGGAGGCACACCACTATTTCGACCAGGCTTGGTTCAAGCAAATGCTCGAATACGCGCTTGCCGCCAATCTTTGGGGACACTCGCTCATCGAACTTGGCGACCTCACCACCGATGGCGATGGATGTCCTTGCTATACGGATGTGAAGCTCATTCCACGGAAGCATGTCATTCCTGAATACGGCCGTGTGATTCAACAGCTCGGGCAAGACTGGACTACGGGCATAGACTACCACTCAGCTCCGTTTACAGACTGGCTCATCGAAGCTGGACGGCCTGACGATCTCGGACTGTATCTGAAGGCTGCCACGCAGACCATTCCTAAGAAAAACATGTTGGCATTCTGGGATTCCTTCGGCGAGATTTTCGGTATGCCGATGCGTATTGCACGCACCACCTCACGCGACCCCAAGGAGATGGGACGGCTGGAGCAGATGCTGAAGGGCGCAGGGGCGAGCCAATATATGGTGGCAGGGCAGGACACGGAGATTGAGTTCGTGGAGAGCGGCAAGGGCGATGCTTTCAATGTCTATGACAAGCGCATCGACCGGGCGAACTCTGAACTCTCGAAACTCATCATCGGGCAGACCATGACCATAGAGGACGGCAGCAGCCTCTCGCAGTCGGAAACGCACTTGGAGGTGTTCGAGAACCTTGTGGAGAGCGACTGCACCATGCTGCGCGACATCGTGAACAACCAGCTGATCCCGCGCATGGTGAAGCACGGCTTCCCTGTCAAGGGGCTGCGCTTTGAATGGGACGATGCGGTGGACTATACCCCGGAGCAGCAGGTGGCATACGAGACGATGATTGCCGACCGCTACGAGGTGGACCCGACATACTTTGCGGAGAAGTACAGTATGCCTGTGGGGGAACGGCGTAACGCCACCCCCATGCTACCTGGTGGTGAGGACGATGATGATGACGAGGGTGGTGAGAACAACAACGAGCCACAAGACGAAGGCAAAGACGAAAAGAAGAAGAAACAACAGCAGAACATTCACGGCGGTTTTTTCGATTAAGCCCCACCGATTATGTGGGGCTGCACCAACGCTATGCCCGACTGTTAGGCGATGATCCACAAACTTTGTCGCTGTCGAAAGAGCAGGAGCAGATGCGCAAGCAGCTCTCCGAACTGTTCGATGGCATGATGCGTACACTCTATTCTCAGAAAGGGTCGGAGTTCCGCATCGATGTGTTGGCCGAGTCGAAGGTTCAGGACTTCATCAATGCCCATGCCGGTGCATTGGACTCCACTTTCAAACAAGTGGAGATGTCCGATGCCATGCGCAAACGGCTCCAGCGGTCTGACTACATCTTCTCGGGCATGAAAACCTTTCACGAATTGAACGAGGCGTTTCCGTCGCTGCTTGATTCTAACGGCAACCGAAAGACATTCGAAGCCTTTTTGAACGACGTTCGGAAGATAGATAAGACCTACAACTCCAACTACCTCCGCGCGGAGTACAACTTCGTGCAGTCGTCTGCGGAGATGGCTGCCAAGTGGGAAAGGTTCTCGGAGGACGGCGACCACTACAACCTTCAGTACCGCACGGCTGGCGATGGCAAGGTGCGTCCGGAACACGCTGCGCTCAATGGGGTAACGCTGCCACCTTCCGACCCGTTCTGGGAAGAGTACTATCCGCCTAACGGCTGGAACTGCCGCTGTACCGTGGTGCAGGTGCGCCAGTCTAAATATCCGGCCACACCGCACGACGAGGCGATGGCACTTGGTGAGGAGGCTTTGCAACGTGACACGAAGGGCATCTTCCATTTCAACCCCAGCAAGGAGTACAAGACCGTGCCTGACTACAATCCCTACACCATTCGTCGGTGCCGGGACTGCGACATCGCAAAGGGCAAAATCAAGTTGGCAAGGTTTGTCCCCGAGAATGAGTTGTGTCAAGCATGTCTTATTCTTCACCGCCTAAGAAATGAAGGAGAACAAAGGAGACTGACAAGTGAAGAACGTAAGTCCATTCAAGAATCGGCAGTAACTTGGGCAGACAAGCATTTGCCCAAAGTAACAATGCCCGATGGAACGACTGGGGCAAGATTAACAGTGCAGACAAAAGAAGGTGTTGAATTGCATGTCGGGAAAAAGTTCTTTACTGAAACATACTCTAAATGTAAAAACAGCAGACGTGTCGCAGAAACAATGGAAATCGCCACTCGCGTAAATGAATGGATAAGAGATGCCGAACAAATTAGAATTGAACCCGGTCGCCACCATGCCTTTGATTTTGTTGTATTCAAAGCCGTTTACAATAATCAGGAAATAGAGTTCAAAGCAAAATCAACAGAAGGCCTTATCGTTTATATGATGCGATTACTATAAAAACAAGAAAAGACCTATGAACCTTCCGAAGCCTGCGCTCATAAGAGCCGACATGTGAAACGCTGCATAAGTCTTTTTGCAAAGGTAATAACATTTTTCCAAAACACATCAAGATATGGAAGAAAAAATACAAGACGAGAAAATTAGGGAGGCTCTCAACGCCCCAGTAGAGCACACACTGCGCTTGCCGATAGAAGTAGTATTCCCACGCACAACAACCATGGGAAGACTTTGGCAAGCCATAAAGCGGTTGGTGAGGAAACCTGCCCCACAACCCCCAAAGAGCCTTCTTGATATTGCCGTAAGCAATTTGACAGTGCTTTCAACTTTAGTCTGTACTGCAAAAAGCAATACAACACACCAGAAAGAACAGTCAGCAGTAGAAATAACACACTCGCTACTGTCAGGCAGCGAAGAAGCATACTCCCTTGTGACATATCGCCAAAAACAGCGATTATGCCTATTAAAGTTGCGGCTATGCCTGACTGATGGCGTATTAGTGATTCGTGCTGAAGCTCCACTCTCTCTTTGGCTTCAATCAGCTCTCGAACAAAGCCATTCCAACCTTCTCCTGTATCATGTAGTACTGTCATCTTTTTTAGATGCAAAGTTATAACGTTTCATTCCAAAACTCGTAACGATGAACAATTTTTTCACGTTTTGCACAGATATTCAGTAACTTTGCAGTCGGTAGAGCCACCCAATAGGCCGTGTGGTCTATCGCGGGTACAACAACGCGAACGCGAATGGCGGTGTGTCGAATGCGAATGCGAATAACGATGCGTCGAATGCGAACACGAATGTCGGCTCGCGTCTCACCAACAACAATCGGCGTACAACGATGGGGACGTGTCCCCGATGTGGTGCCGAGGGTGGCAAGCCACAGCAAAAGCACCATCTGGTGGAAAGCTGAAAAATCACGTGTCGGGCAATAGGGTTTGGTAGGCTGGCAACAGTTCGAAGAAGTCTGGCCCGGGGAAAGGAAGGCCCATATCTTCCATCATTAAAAACAACTGATGCTATGCGCAGAGAAGGTCATATCATAGAGGAGGTAGTCGAATATTCCAACATGGCGGAATCATTCGACCAGGTTCTCAGTGGCACCAAACGGAAGAAAAGCCGACAAGGACGCTACCTGATCGCGCATCGTGAGGAGGTCATCAAGGAACTCTCTGAACGTATTGCTTCTGGCACATTCCATGTGACCGCAAAGGACATTGAGGAGAAAGATATTATAGAGGCCGGCAAACTACGGCACATCCAATTCTTCAAGAAGCTGAAGAACAGCATCGCAGTCCACGCCATCATGTCGGTGGTGGATAAGCATCTGAAGAAGCGATTCATCAGAACGACCTCCGCAAGCATCAAGGACAGGGGAATGCACGACTTGATGAAGTACATTCGCCGTGATATGCAGGAAGACCCGGAAGGCACAAGGTTTTGCTACAAGTTCGACATCTCCAAGTTCTACGAGAGTGTCAACCAGGACTTCGTTATGTACAGTGTGCATCGGGTATTCAAAGACAAGAAGCTCATAGCCATGCTTGACAACTTTGTCCGCATCATACCGCAAGGTATCAGCATAGGGCTACGCTCGTCGCAGGGCTTGGGCAATCTGTTGTTGTCTGTGTATTTAGACCATTATCTGAAGGACAGGTACGGCGTGCGTCATTTCTACCGCTATTGTGATGACGGCGTGGTACTCGGTAAATCGAAAGCGGAACTGTGGGAGATTCGTGATGCCGTCCATGAGCAAGTGGAACAAATCGACTTAAAGGTGAAAGCCAACGAGCGTGTGTTCCCCGTGGACGAGGGCATTGACTTCCTGGGATATGTCATCTATCCCGACCATGTGCTGCTGCGCAAGCGTATCAAACAGAAGTTCGCCCGAAAAATGCACGAGGTTAAATCGAGAAAAAGGAGGCGTGTCTTGATAGCAAGTTTCTACGGAATGGCAAAACACGCCAACTGTATAATGTTGTTCAATAAATTAACAGGCAAAAAAATGAAATCATTTAAGGATTTGAATGTCGCTTACAAGCCGGAGGACGGCAAGAAGCGATTTGCGGGTGCGGTGGTAAGCATCCGCGAGTTGGTGAACCTGCCCATCGTGGTGAAGGACTTCGAGGTCGGAGTCAAGACCAGTCAGGGCGAAGACCGCTGCGTGGTGTCCATCGAACACAACGGCGAGCCGAAGAAGTTCTTCACCAACAGCGAGGAGATGAAGAACATTCTCCAGCAAGTGAGTGAAATGCCGGACGGTTTCCCGTTCGAGACCACCATCAAGGCGGAAACCTTCGGCAAGGGTAGAACAAAGTACATTTTCACATGATGAACAGAGTAAACGGAGCACAGGGGGTGAAGCTGCTTGAATGCACCAACCCCGTAAAAGACAAGTGGCGCGTCCGCTGGGACGTGCATGACAACGAGGACGGATCCGCCGACTACATGGAGGCGGAGTTCAACGGCAAGCCATCGGAGGACACCATCAAGGCTATGGTGTCGGAATGGTTCAACGACCGCACCAACGAGACCATACTTTCGGGCTTCGTGTGGAACGGCATGAGCGTGTGGCTTTCCACCGAGAACCAGTTCAACTACAAGGCAGCATACGACTTGGCTGTGCAGTCTGACGGCAAGACATTGCCGGTCACGTTCAAGTTCGGGACGGACGATGTGCCATGCTATCACACGTTCACCGACATTGACGAACTGACGGACTTCTACACCAAGGCCATGCAGCATATTCAGGACACGCTGGCTGACGGTTGGAAGAGCAAGGATAATTTCAATTTGGAGTTATACCGAGACTAAGACGAATCCCTTCGGGGGAGGGTTATAAAAAAAGCCCCCGGCCTGTTAAAATAGTCGTCTCACTTACCATTTGAACACAAAGCACCTGTCATAGGCACGACCGGGGGCGTAGACCCTCGCTCGCCTATGACAGGCTTTTTTGTGTGCGCTCGATGCGCCAATAGTAAGTGAGACGATGCAAAAGTACTAAAATTTTCTGAGAATGAAACTGATAGAGATACTGAATTTGAACAGGGAACTGCTGATTTACTTCCAAAAGGCAGGAATCAGGCTGGACGATGTGCAATACATCGACCTTTTTAATGAATACCGCACGCTTTCCGCACAGGGCGAGAAGGTGTCCTATATAGTGGCAAGGCTCGCCACGGAGTATGCCGTCAGCGAGCGCAAGGTGTACAACCTCATACGGCGTTTCAAAACCGACTGCAACCTGCTTGCAGTGTAACGTGGTAGCTTGCCCATGGGGAAGAGGTACTGCAGTATTACCTTTGCACCGTTTTCAAATTCAAAACGGTCATGAACAAATACCATCAAATTTTGCAGAAGGTGCTTGCCGAGGGCAAGTGCCAACAAAACAAGAAGGGGAGCATACGCTATCTGCTCAACGAGCAGTTGGTGCTCTCCCCTGCCGACCTGCTCGACATATTCGAGGGGCACGGCATAGCACGCAAGAAGTTAAGGAACGAGCTGCAGCTCTTCATGCAGGGCGAGCGCAACGTGGAGAAGTACCGCGAGGTGGGCATCAACTGGTGGGACTACTGCGGTGCTATCCTTGTGAACTCCTACCCCACCTATTTTGAGAAACTGCCACCGCTCATTGCCAAAATCAACCGAGAGAAGCGCAACAGCAAGAACTATGTGCTGTTCCTCGGTTCCACCGATGCGGAGACAAACCAGGCTCCGTGTCTGTCGCTCGTTCAGTTCCAGATTGAGAATGGCGAACTTGTGGTATCGGCTTACCAGCGCAGCTCGGATGCGAACCTCGGCTTGCCAGCTGACATCTACCACCTCTACCTTATGGCACGGCAGATTGACCTTCCTTTGAAGTCCATCACGCTGAACCTTGCGAATGTGCATATCTATGAGAACAACATCGAACACACCAGACAACTGCTCGACGGTAACGAGAACGTGAAATTTGAACTGAACGTGTAACCATGAGAAAGCAGTATTTATCGGCACCGCTCCCTTTCGTGGGACAGAAGCGCATGTTCGCGCGTGAGTTCATCAAGGTTCTAAAACAATATCCAGAGGACACGGTATTCGTGGATTTGTTCGGAGGTTCGGGTCTGCTGTCGCACATCACCAAGTGTCAGAAGCCGAATGCCACGGTCATATACAACGACTTCGACGGCTACCGCAACCGTCTGCAGCACATTCCGCAGACCAACCGCCTTTTGGCTGACCTGCGCAAAATGGTGGAGGCGGAAGGCATACCCAAGCACAGCTGCATCCGTGGCGAGTTGCGCGACCGCATATTCGCCAGACTGGAACAGGAGGAGCGTGAGGTCGGGTATATCGACTTCATCACCATATCCGCTGGGCTGATGTTCTCCATGAAGTACAAGATGAGCATTCCCGAAATGAGAAAGGAGGCTCTGTATAACAACATACGCAAGTCTGACTATCCCACTTGCGAGGACTACCTGGAGGGCATCATGGTGGTGTCGTGCGACTACAAGGAGGTGTTCGCCCGATACAAGGACGTGCCGAATGTGGTGTTCCTTGTCGATCCGCCGTATCTCTCCACCGACGTGGGTACATACAACATGTACTGGCGACTCGCCGACTACCTTGACGTGCTGACCATTCTTGCCGGTCATCGCTTCGTTTACTTCACTTCCAACAAGTCGTCCATCATCGAGCTTTGCGAGTGGATGGGCAAAAACCCGACCGTGGGCAACCCGTTCCAAGACTGCCACAAGGTGGAGTTCAACGCCACTGTGAACTACAGCTCGCACTACACGGACATGATGCTGTTCACCGATGCCGCCTGACGGCGTTATAATTCAATTCTAACGGCATAAAAAAGCCCCGGCGGTAATTGTCCGTCGGGGCTTAATCGTTGCGACACGTGCGGTTTATCGCAACAGGTATCGCACTGCGTAGCTGTCGATGCTTTCCAGTATCTCCTCGTGGTTGTGGTTGGTGTTCGTCTCCATCAGCGCCATGCCGTTGAAGTCCTCGCCGCTCAGTCCGTCGAGGGCGGTATGCACCTTGTGGCAGAGGTCAAAGGCTGCGTCGTGGCCGCCGTCTGCCCAGTCTGTTACAAGGTGAATGGTGATGATGCCTTTCCCTCGCTGGCATCCGCCTTGGAATGGCGACCATTCAATCTTTCCGAACTCCACAAAGACGGCAGGACGCTCCCACACATCTTCCTGGTCTATGAACTCTATGTTCCGGTTCCACAAGTCGATGTGCTTCACTTCGGGCACATCGCTCGCCAACTTTGATTTGATGGCGTTAAATAATTCCTTTCTCATTTCAATTTATATTCGTGTTCAAAATACTCTGTAAGGTTCTCCTCAATGATGTCCTTGACGGCTTGCTCCACTTCGGGCGATGCTCCGAGGAACCTGCGGCGCGGTATCTTGATGCTCTTGCCTTCCTTCATCAGCGCCATGTGCTTCCAGAACTCCGCCTCGGTGCTCAGTTGGACGGTGCGCTTGTCATTTCGCCGCTCGCCGTTCTTCTTGCGTCCGAATGAGCCTGTCGCCTCGTTGTACTTGTGCCAGAAGAAACGCTTCATCCTTGCCGTTACCTTTATCTCATCTCCTTCGTTGTGTATGGCTGCATAGGGCAGCGTGGAGCAGAACGTAATACTGTTGTCGGTGGTTCGGCTGCTGATGCTCTGGCGGAGCTTGCCGGTGTCTATCAGTATGGAACCACCTGGACGTGTCGGGCTGCTCCTGCGCTGCCATGCCTCGTTGAAGAATGCCTGCCGCTCGAAGTTTCTGTCGAACTCGTCGCTCAGTTCCACCCTAACGTCGTTTAGGATATTGCGGATGATTTTCTGTATGTCCTGGTTCATCGTCGAAGTCGAATTTAAGAAATGTCTGTGCCTCTTGCGGCACTTTGTTCTTCGGGTCGCAAGAGGCATTGAGGAGGTTGTAGAAGGTACGTTCACATATACCATAAACAGGATACACGAACCGTCGCCATATCTCGCGGTTGCTGATTCCGCTCTTGGCATGCTGGTCGTATATCCTATTTATGTCGGTGACACGTTTCTGATAGCTTGCTCCTCGCCTCTTGCTCATAAAATGTTTTAGTGTCTGTCTCTGGGTTTATAGGGACGGATGTCGTAGGTCATCTTTGCGCTGACGGTTACTCTGCCCGTTCCCTCACATTGGTCGCACATGTGTTCCTCGCCTGTCTCCCGGTTGTGGAGACGGCCTGTGCCGTGGCATTTACGGCACAGGGCCACCTTGGGGCTTTTCTCCACTTCCTGTATCATACGGCATCCTCTTTCTTGGGTTCAACGTAGAAGGACTCGTCCTGCACCACCTGGATGCCGCATTTGTTCATCTGCGGAACCATGTCCTCCACATCGCGGTCGGCAAGGAGTTTGTCCTTGGCTATCTCCTCGGTCTGGCGCAGATAACTGGGCAGGAACTCTTTCACCAGCTGCAGGGCGCTTGCCCATGTGAAGCCTTTGAGGGTTTTGAGTTTCGGTGTGCCCGTGCGGAAGCCGATAACGCCATGCGCCATTTCAAGGCTCTTTTTCTTGGTGAACAAATCTGCCTGGTTCTCGGTAGCATAAGCCTGAAGTGTAGCGAAGGCTTTCTCCTTCTCATCTTCCAGTTCTGCCAGCTTATTGGCATACTTCTCGCGGATCTTGGCACACTGCAGCTCGATGTCTGCTGTGATTTTCGCACTCTGCGCGTCTGCCTTTGCGTAGGCTGCAAACGCTTCATCGGCTGCCTCTCTGGTCACGCCGGTAATGATTACTTTCTTTTCTCTTTTTGCCATTGTCGTAAACTTTTTGATGATTATTATTTGGGGTGATTATTACTCGTCCTCTGTTTCCTGCCAGTCGCCTTCTTCCAGTTCCTTATCAAGCTCGTATTCTATGCGTTCCAAGAACTCGATGTACTGGTCGCCTTGCAGTTCCAGGTATGCGATGCCGTGGATAAAATCCATCACTCGCTTCACTTTCTCGTTCATGCCTCACCTCCTCCCATCACTGGCACCATCATGTACTCCACATGTGGCTGCGCTTGCGGTGTCGGTTGTTTCTTCGGTTTCAGTCCGCCCTTGCGCTGAATGGAGCGGAGCTTTACGGAAAGTTGCTCCAGTTCCTCGTTGGTCAGCCGTGCGAACACCTTGCCGGCGATGCGCTGGTCTTCGCAAAAGGCGTTGATGCGTGTCCAGTCGGTGGTATCGATGCCGAGCTTCTGCATCAACCTCAAGCACTGGCTTCGATGCTTGCGCTGCTCGTCCTTGGCGGTGCGTATCAATTTGGCTGTAACACCTTCGAGCTTGTCGCACATCATGTCGTACTCCTTACGGGTCATTTCCCTAAGCGAAGTGGTACGTCCATTGGTGAATTGACTCACCACTCCTTCCTTGAACTCATCGCCCAGCTCCTTGGTGGCAAACTTGTAGCTCTTTTTGAGTATGCCATAGAAGCGTGCGAAATTGGTTACTTCCTGTGCCATATCTATTTCAATTTTGACAACCTTATTCTTTCACTTAACACCTTCAAATTACATTCAGGACAACACTCCCCCTCATCTTTCAATGGATAAGGATTGTTTCCATAGCCGATTTGGGGCTTACCGCAAAGGCAGCAGGTGTATTCACGAACATTGTTCTCATGACCTTCAAACATCACTTTAATGCCACACGAACTGGCAACATCCAGTTCCAGTTTTGCTCCCTTGCTCAATTCCCAGCCTTGCAGCATATAGATGCAGTCACACTTCAAAAGCAGGGCAATGTCCACTCTCATGTGCTCCATCCAGTGAGCATCCTGCGAAACGCCATTTTCAAATGGGTTCACCGGCTCGTAACCTTTTATGGAGAGATAGCGTGCCGCAAGGTCAAAGGTTGCCATACGCTCTTTAAGGTCGTAGTGGGCTATCGCTCCGCTGATATAAACTTTCTTCTTCATCTCAGTTATGTTTAGTTGTTAGACTTGTCATTATAAACCTCCACGGCTTTCTCAGCCCAGATGGTGTAATATTCGCTCACGTTGCCTGAATAGCGTCCTTGGCAGTAAGCTCTGAAGCCTTGCGTTCTCACCTTCACACCGGCTGCGTATTTCAGTCTGATGGCAGGTTTGCCGATTGGTTTGCCTTTATCCTCTTGGCTGACGAAAATGAAGGTCTTGCGCTTGAAGCGGTCTATCAGTGCCCTGGTCAGTGAATATTCCCACCCTGCTTCGTAGGCGTACTGATAACTGTCCACAATGATGAACTTGGCGCTCTTGGGCTTTGCCAGACGTTCTTCCAATGCCTTGATGTCACCATCGGTAATGATGCGGAACGAGCCTTGAACGTCAGTCATCTTGAATTGGGCGAGCCGTCGTTGCATCGACAGACCAACGCCCTCCTCCAAGGACACATACAACACGCTGCCTATACCGCAGAGCATCTTGGCAAACTGCATAACGAAGGAACTCTTGCCACTGGCACTGGGTCCGCTGATAAACCATGTATCGCCCTCTTCCGGCTGACCGAACACGTCTTTCCATTGTCCTTCAAATGGTAGTGCCTTACACTTGATATTCGCCACATCCTTGGGGCTGTATGCTCGCTTTGCCATATCACTTACTCACGTTTTATTTCTTTCTTCCACTTGACTTGTAGCACCACCCGAGAAGGCGATTAAATGGCAGCCCTATGCCATGAATGGACCTCATTAGGCAAAAATCACCTTCTTTGTCAACTTCACCATCACAATAGCCATAATATACCTGTCCGTTATCCATCACAAAGCAGGCTTCCCGGTTTTCGTCTATTTTTTCCAGTTTCTCAGGGCTTTTCAACACTCTGCGACTTCCATCTGTGAATGTCACTGTTATATTTGTTTCCATATTACTATACTCTTTTTAGTTTCTCAATTTCCGTGTAAACTCGTCTCAGTCCACCACCCGACTTGCGCACCAGGGTAGCAATATCCGCACCTTCAGGGGCGTTCACCTTTGCCACCACGCTCGCCTGGTCTTTCAGGAACTTCTCACGCTCCTTGCAGTCGTCGGGCGTTACCTTCGAGTAGCGGTCACCGTATCGACTGAGCATCTCAGTATAGCCCACTTTCTTGCACTCAATGGAGCGATTGATTTTGGCTTTCAGTCCGTCCGCACCCATCATATACCAGGCGCAGCATCTTTCTGTAGCGTTCCACAAGGCTTTGAGTTCCAGGAATGCCTCATACTGCAAGTCGCCAGCCTCGTCCAAAATGATGAGTGGTGTGTCGATTGAGCGCAAGTAATAGACCAAATCCTCGTACACGTCGCTGTATCTTCCGTTGCTGCCCACACCGAACTCAGTGGCTATCTTGCGCACCAGCTTCAGTTTGGTCTTCACTTGGGAACAATCCACATAGATGGCATTGCGGTGGCACTGCACATAATAGCGTGCCGTGAATGTCTTGCCGATGTTGGGTATATCACATAGTATCGCACTCAGTCCGCTCTGTTGGCTGAACTCCAGCTGCTTGGTGATATATTCGAAGGTGGCGGTGCGTGCTGGCTTCCATTCAATGCCTCCTCTGAGGTTCACACCCAGTCTTCGGGCGATGGTTATCCAGTTGGCTTCGCTCAGTGCCTTGTCGGTCTGACCATTCTTGATGGCGCTATATACCGAGGTGCTGATGCCCAATGAAGCAGCGTGCTTGGCATCGCTCGGATAGTTCGTGCGGTTGGTGGCTATAGCCTCCAATATCCGCTTCTTGTTCTCATTCGTTATCATGTCTCACGTTATTTTAATTGTATTCTAATATCATTCTATAAATCTGCCAACGGGTCAGAAATGTGGTAGGTCACTTCCAGTTCCTGCTCGCTTTCCATCGGTGGAAGTTCAAGCGGTGGCGGTGGTGCAGCCTCTTCTGAGTGTTCCGGCTTGGATATGCCAACAGTTACAATGGCGTTCTTCTTCACGTAGGCGTTGAATGCAGCTATCTTCTTCTGCTGGTTCACGAATATCTCCTTGTCCTCGTCAGTCTGCTCTGCATCGGCAGTGTTGAACGTGCCCACGTCCTCGAGCTTGTCGATAAGTCGGTCGTTCTGGAAGATATAAACATCAGTCGCCTTGCCGTCCTCATCGGTCAGATAGTAGGCATCCACCTTGTAGTTGTTCGGTGCAAGTCTTTCTATCACCTCAGTTTTGCTCAACCACCAGTCCTTATATGCCACTCTGCAGTAGCTGTTCCTGCGTATGGAGGTCTCAGTGTGCTCGCCGATAAAGCGTGCCCACACAGACTTGTCCATTGGCTGAAGCGTTGGGTTCATATTGGCTTCAAGCACTTGCCAGCGTGTCATGCCGGGGTATTTCTTCTGATTCGGGTGGAGGGTATTGTTGAACTCCTTGATGTCGCGGATGTCATCAGCAATCAGTTCTTCCCATGTGTAGTACTGTTTGTCCTCGTAGGTGTCATTCTTCTCGTCAAACACCTTCTTGGCCTCCGTGCGGTAGTGTCTGTCTTTGGCATAGAAGCGTCCGATGCCGAGGTGGTTTCTATGCTCCACACGGCGTTTCTTGGCACCGTTCATCGGCTCAGCGTATTTCTCTTGAGAGTTCATCGGGGCGCAGAAACGCACAAATGGGAACAATACTCCTGCCTTCAGGAAACTATCTTTCCACTGACTCATCAAGTGGTTCTCCACCTCAACCTGTGCCGGGCACCCCCAGCCCTTGCTTTCTATCAGTCGGAACATCGAACGGAAGCAGTCGGCTACCAAGTCCACGTTCTTGTTGCGGTTGTAAGCGTAGCCCACCACGCATTGGCTTGTCACATCGTAGGCGTAGTATGCCTTCGGCCTTGCCTTGGTATCCTTCAGTTTGCGTGGGAGGTCGCGGTCATCGAATGAAATCTTTGAGAACGAGAACTCGGGCGCATGACGGTGAACGTGTGGCATCTGCTCGTGCATGAATGTGGTATAGGAATCTTGGTGCTTAGATATAAACAGACGAGCATCCGGGCGATTCAGGTAGTTCGTGATAGTGCTTTCGCTCAGCGACTTCGGGTCACCGTTCTTGTCGGTCCACTCGCTTGCGTCGAAAAGCTCACCGGTCTCTGGATCATACACGTCCAGTTCACCGCACACAAACGAGTTGTACAATTCCCATACATTGGTATTGAACGGTTTATTGGGCAGCACCGCTATTGACCATATCAAGCGCATCGTTCGGTAGTCCACTTTACGACTTGCCTGGTTGCCAAACTTTCGGCTGATGAGACACTGGTAGCCGTCTCGTTGGTACTCGTTCACCTTCTTGCGGAAGCGCAACATACTTGCCGGCAAGGTGTGCCCGGTTTTCATACGGTAGCCTTCCACGGCTTGCGACATCATGCTCCAGTCGTACTTCTGCCCCATCGTCTTTTGTATCGCCTTGGCGTTGTTGTACAACTTGATGCAGGCGTTCAGCACGCTGGCGTTGGTCACATACTCCTTCACATGGGCATCGGTGGCGTGGTCGTGTCCGCACTGGTTGCGCCAGTCATTGAAATAGGCTACGGCTGCCTGGTCCACCTCATAGTTGGCATCAAGCCAGGCAAGCAGCACTTCCATCGACGGGTCGGGGTACAGGGTCTTGAGTTTCTCCTGATAGGCATCGGGCAGACTGCTGACCGCGATGAGTGCGTAGCCGCCTCTCCCACCACGACGCACAATATCTATGCGACCGCGTGCGGAGAGCTGCTTATAGTTGGGTACGGACATGATGCCGCCATCTACAAGCTCTCGCATCGAGATGCAAAGTCTGTTATCGTGGTACTCCATAATTCTGCCTCCCGATTATTCGCTTACGGACTGTTTTTTCAAGAACAACGAATCAACATTCTTTGCATTGATTAGCTCTGCCAAACGCTGAATGCCGTCCATTTCGCTCATCTTGATGTTTTCCCAACGGGCAACACGCTCACCTTTGTAGAACAGGTCGGTATCGCCTGTGTTCTTGTCGGTCTCTATCTTTGCCCCATTTGGGAAGTACTGGCTAATCATGCCATCGTAGTCATACAGTACTTCCACTTCAGGAACAACCGTCATCATGATGCCTCCTTTCTGGAGAGCAAACATGCGGATACGCTTTGCGCAGTCCGTGTCACCACGCTCTTTGTCGAATAGAAGAGCATTCCGCACGGTGCGGTCGCCCACCTTGAAAACTTTCGCCAGTTCTTGGCGAACCTCCTTTGTTACGTGAATGTACTTTTTCATATCTCACTTGTTTTTACGTTATACTTATTTGTGGAGTGTGGGGAGTTGAACCCCAGGTGGCTATCCAGCGCACGGCAAACCTGCCACTCCTGCGGTCTTTCCCGCCGTCATCCGAGGCAAGCCCTACCGACTATCCAGTGCGGACGCTGACTATCCAGTGCAGCATTCGGGGCTTCCGTGTTATCCTTCAATCATTTTACCTCGTTTATCTTCGGTCTTAGGCTGCATCCATAGCAGGACATCAGCCGTCTTATCAATCTCGCTACATAGCATTCTGGTGCTGTAAATACGATTCCGTCCTCTTCCGTGTAGCTGAAACTCACACCGTCCATTATCAGAACCATCGCCACCTTGTGCTTCACGCTTTGCGTCTGCCATTCCTTTAATTCATTGTCGTTCATATTCTTTAATTGCAAAAATTCGTTATTCTCGGTCATTTTTCGTATCTTTGGCCGCTCGTTCATATTGGAACACGCTGCAAAGATAGTGATAATTTTCAACCCGACAAACATATTCGGGGATTATTTTCAACTTATGGGTAATATTTTATCAAGAATACAGGAAATAGCCTCAAATGAGGGGATAACTATCGGCGCTCTTGAACGTCAGATAGGTGCAAGCAAGGGAGTTCTGTCCCGTGCTATAAATAATGGTACAGACATTCAGTCTAAGTGGGTTCAAACAATAGTTGAAAATTATCCCCAATATTCAGCCCGATGGCTTATGATTGGAGTTGGTAATATGCTTGAAAACAACTCCGACAAACATATTCGGGGATTTTCTAATGATGATCACAAAAAAAACATAGCAGTCCCTGTCCCGGATAACAGCCACGAGGGTATTCCACTTATCCCCATCGATGCTATGGCAGGAGCTTTGACAGACGAGAGAACCGTACTTGAATATGAGTGCGAACGATACGTTGTGCCAGCATTTAAAGGCGCGGACTTTCTCATTCCTGTAAAAGGGTCAAGCATGTACCCTAAATATAGTTCAGGTGATATTGTCGCTTGCCAACGAGTTCCAATGTCTGATTTGTTCTTCCAATGGAACAAAGTTTATGTTATAGACACAAACCAAGGCGCACTCATCAAACGAATAAAACCAGGAAGCGACAAAGACCATGTTCTCATCGTATCGGACAACGAAAAATACGACCCGTTTGAGTTGCCGTACTCTGCCATTCACGCAGTAGCCTTAGTCATCGGTGTCATAAGATTAGAATAACACCATACATATACCCCTCCAATGTCATTCATACCCCATTTGGAGGGGTGTACCCCCTCTTTTGAGGCACACATTATATAAGAAGCCCCATAAACACAAGGTTTTAGCCCGATTCTTTCTCATTTTACCTATATCACAAATGGGTAGTTTCCCCCACCCTATCCCTGTCTCTTATACACATCTCCGAGCCCACGAGACTGC